TTATCTGGAATATTATTTGTTTTAATTAAATTATCACTTAAGTTCTTATAGTTAGCATTTCCACTTACACCTTTTATTACATTCCATAATGCAGGTTTCATTGAATACAAAAATTCCCACCAGTTTTCTCTATTTGCAGCTTCGTAAAATCTATCTATAGGAGTAAACCCAGCAACTGTTTCATTCCTAATATCTCTGAAAGTAACTTCATTAGCGTAATCATTGTTTCTTACATAATCTTTATATTCTGTTCTTGCATTTTTAGGACCAACAAAAATCTGTTGTATATTAGTTCTGTAAATATTTTTTAATTTTTGAGTCAATGCTAAAGACTTATTTTTCAAAACATTATCAGTAGTTGACTGAGCAATTCTATCTGATGCTTTTATAGTAGAAACAAGAGAAGCCAAATGAGTTATAGTAGACCAAACATGATTAACATCTAAATGTTTATTTATACTTTTGTCTTCTAAACTAGGATTTAACAAACCTTTAGCATGAATAGAATCTTGACTTGTATTATTTAAAACAGGTGAAAATAAAGTATCAGCTGCTTTTTCTCCTCGTTGGCTTGTAATAAAAGTGTGTAAAGCTGTTGCAGAATTAGGATTATAATACTCAGTAAACCCAAACAATTGAGATACTTCATCTAAAGATTCATCAAATAAACTAGCAGCCTGTGTTGTAAGAGTAGGTATTTGTTCTTCATAATTTTCAAAAGTATTGTTAAAAAACCTTGTTCCATTAGTATCTTCTAATCCAAATGCTTCCATTCTTAAAACTTTTGAATCTGGAACAACAATGTTTTTAGCTTGAACAAAATTGTCAGCGTTTACAAAAGCTTCATCCTCTACATCTCCTAAGGCAGTTTTTTTATTAAGTGTGTCAAGGTTATAAGATCTTGAAGAATTAATATTGTCAGTTAAATAAAATCCAGGACCATTGACTTGTTTCCAGTTACCATACCCTACACCAATATTTGGAGACCTTAATGGATCAACATAATCTGTTTCTAAACCAGTATGGAAATATATACTATCAGATTTGTCTTGATTTTTAAATGCACTATCTAATAACTTTTGTTGTTGTATATCAGTTAGATTTGCAGCAGTAAAATTTCTAGGATTAATTACACTTTCGTAAACAGGCAAAGTATTAAGTTTAAAATCATTTTGCAAAGTTACAAAATCATTTTTTAGTACGTCTAAAACATTTTGATTATTATTTATAGAATGTTGCGCAACTGACAACAAATTTTCAATTGCTTCTGGGTTATCATAATCAAGAGGATTTACACTACGTACAAAATCAATATTATTTAAGTTTTCAAAAAAGTTTAATCTATATATTGCATCTGTATTTTGTAAAGAAATTAATTCATTTGTAAGTTTAGCAGTAGAATCTTTACCAATTGTTTGAGGAGGATTTGAAAGTGACAATTGTTCAAACAATGTTCGAGTAGGTCGCCTTCCAGTAGATTTTGTAAAACCATCTATATCTTCAGCAAACAAATGATCTCTAAATAATTTACTAAAATTAAAAGATTCTAATGCACTTATAAAGTTTACATCACCACCTGCATTAGAAACTACTTCTCTATAACCTAATAATTTTTTATTTGAATTTTGAAACAAATCTCCTGCAAAGTTTTCTACATCAAAAAATTGTTGGCGTAAATTTGTTTGAGTTATTAAGTCTCTTATTGTTACATAAGATAAATCATTTACATATTTAGGACCAAGTGTTTCCCTAGCACCTTCTACAATAATTTCTTCTAATTTTTGTTGAACTGGTTTAGAATAAGTTGATACATCTTGAACAAATTCAGGCACTACTGGAGCATAATCCCCTGAAGTTTGAATAACATCATCTGGGTAGAAATCCTCTTGTATTCCTTTTGAACTAACTTCTACGTAATCTTGAGATGATTTTGCAGTTAAGTTATCAGGATATTGTTGAAACAAATAAGGAACTTTAAAGTCTACAGTATTAAGACTTCGGTAAATTAAAAGACTTTCATTTGCACCACCATCCAAAAAGTCAAATGATAAATTAAAAGCTTTACGACTTCCAGAATATATAAAGTCATGCAAGTTTTTTGTTGTGCCTGGAAAGGTAAGTTCATATTCTCTTGCTCCAATTTCACCTTTAGCAAACCTATCAAACATAGCTGCAGCAGAACTCATTTTTCGACTAGTACCTATTAGTTGATTATTTTTATTTTCAAGAGGACTTATATCTGTTTTTGAATCATTTAAAGGTGTTGCTGTAAACTTATCCATACTATCTGAATAACGATTTTGATCTAATTGCGTAACTTCTTTTCTGTTAAATATTTCATATTGATCTGCTGACCTTCTAAAAACTTTGCCAAAAACATTTGAAACCATTCTAAAAACATTATCTAACCCAGATATAAAACTTCTGTTTTTTAATTTGTGCATTGACCAAGAAGTAAAAACTTCTGCAAATGCTTCATGAATATCAGTAAAAACATAAGCTCTATTATCATACTTTCCACTAGGATTTTCTCGCATATTTGTAAGAATTTTATTGTCATTTTTAAAATTTAATTTAAGTGTTACAAGATCATCTCCAATTCTTTGAATAACTTCACCTTTAGCAAAATTTTCAGCTTGAACTCTCGACATATCTCTAAAATTAAACTTTGCAACTTCTTCTGCAAAAACTTCATGAGCTTTTTGCATAAATTCGTTTTCAGTCATTTGAAGTTCAATGTTTTCATCTACAGTTAAACTAGAATACGCATCAGAACCACTTACAGTCATATCAGGTCTTTCATTTTTTACCTTGTCAGATAAATATTTTTTATTAAGGGCATATTCTATTTTCATTTCTGCATATCTAGTATCCCACATCCTAGCAATAATAATATCTCTTAATTCATCAAATTCTTTTTGTGGCAAAAATTGCATTAAGTTAGGAAGTAGCACATGGCTAAATTCATGAATAATAGTATCTGTACTGTGCTTTATTTGATCCCCAACTGATGCTGCTGTTGGAGCAGTAAAATATTCTATGTAATGCAACATATTTTGAAATGTATCGTCTATGACAGTTTTTTGATCTATAAAGTTTGTAATATTTCCATCAGTTGAATACTCAGCTGGTTTTTCTAACGATATATTATTTGCCTCGTCTTCTACTACTCTGCTATGTTTTTCAAAATCAATTTGTTCCTGACTTTTAATACCTCTAGTATTGTCATTTTTATAAGTAACCTCTGTTATTTTTCTAACTGGATCTATATATTTTTCTACTTCTGGTCCTTGAATTAAATAACTATTTACTAAGTTATCTCCATCAACGTTATAAGCTGTTCCTGCTCCATAAATATGTCGTTTATTTGCTGGATCAATAAAAAACTGGTCAGGTACAAATGTACTATCTACTACATCTCGAAGAGTAATATTCATAAATTCTGTTTCAGTTAAATTTAGCGCTTTTGCAAAATACCCTACTAAAGGTTGCAATGTATCATAAATAAACTTAGCTTCTTTTTTAGGAACTTTTAACATTTCAGAAGATAATTTTACATAGTCACTTAAACTCTTTATTGTATATTTTTTAGGAAATTCTCGTTTTTGAGTAAGTTTACTAGGATCTATAGGTTCCATTGTTTCAATATCTACATACAATTCGCCATTTGAATAGAGTATTTCGTTTTCATCAAAATAGGTATATCTAGTATTTATATTACCTTTATAATTAGGAAGGTCAGAATCTTCTAAAAATTGTTTATATTTTATGTCAAAATCAGGATCATCTAGGCTTCGATATAAAGCTAACAATATATCTTTGTTGTTCATTAATATATCTTCAGGAAGATCTCCATAAAATTCAGGTTGAGCAAAGCCACCTTCAATATCTGTTCCTTCAGCTTCTTGTGCTATTCTTTCTTTTCTTATTCTAAATAAACCATTTTGTTTATACCTATAAATAAGATCAATTATATCTTGATCAATAACTTCAGAAAAATAACCTAGTTCGTCATATAGTTTTTCAGATATAACTTGTTGTCTAAGTTTAGCTTTGCTAACAGGATCGTTTTTTATAGCAGCTGCAGCTAAATCTTTTCTTCCACTTGTCATTATTTCTTTTCTTCTAAATAAAGCTTTGAAATCTTCTTCTAACAAATCAATTAAAGTTCTTTCCCTAAAGCCTGACAAAAGTTTATTTTTCAACGCATCATCTACATACTCACCTAACAAGTCTACATCTTGAGGTTTGAAAACTAATCTATCTCTAATGTTTTTTCTAGGAATAAAATAACCATCAAAACTTTTAGGCAAATTTAATTTAGTTATTAAATCAAACTTATCTTTTCCTGGTTGTATAGGAATAGCTCTAAACCCAGTATCACTTCTTGCAGAAAGATTAACTTTTATTATTGAATCTGTTTTTTTACCTTTTAGTTTTCTTACTTCGTCTAAAGTTTTACCCACTATTATTCCTGCATCATCACCTGATTTACTTGCAAGAGATGGTACATGAATTACTCCTTGTTTATCTGTCATCAAACCAATGTCTTCAGGAAGCCTAATGAAAAGTTCTTCCATTTCATTGAAATTAGGATCAAGATATTCTTGATCATTTATATATGTTTCGTAATTTTTGTTTGGAGTAAAATCTTTGAATGATATTCCTTTTTCATTTTGTGCTAAACTCAAAGGTTTAGCTTCATTGCCTAAAGCATATTCATCTATTTGTTTTAATGTTTTCTGACTGTTATTACCAAATAGTTCTTGTGCAAAACCTTTGCTACCTCCAGCAAGAGTGCTACCAGCTTGTATTGCACCAAAAGCACCAGCACCACCTACAAATGCTGCAAGAAATGCTACTGCAGTTCTTTTTCCATCTGAGTCAATAGTAAGTGTACCTTTAGGATGTCTTAGTGAAAAGTCACCTTTGTTTTCTAAAAATTTAAGTGTTTCTTGAAAATTAAGTTCTGCACCAAAACCTACACCCAACTCTAACCCTAAAGCTTTTGCAAATGTTTTATATCCTCCATTTGTAGGAGCAAAGGGTTCTGTTATATAAGAAAGACCTTTCATAAGTTTAGAAGTACCTTGTAACCCTCCTTGAACAGCTTGTCTTACAACAGGGATTTTTATACTTTGTGCAAAAGTTGCCTGTGATAATGTTGTTCCCCCTGCACGTAAACCACCAGTTACTAAACCACCTAACCCTGCAGTACCAACAATTAGTGCTATATCACCTGGACTAGTAAGTTGCGCTGCAGCTTGTGCAACACTTTTTTTCCAGCCTGGTTCTATTGAATCTACAAATCTTTGTGCAGTAGGATGAGCTTCCCACCAGCCTTGATTTTTTTTATAACCAAGAGATTGTTTTGCAATTGCTTGGTCTGCTAAGTTAGTACGTGGGAAAATATCTTTTCCAACTATTTGAGCATTTAAATTAGTTCCACCAGTCAAACCTATTTTCAAAGCATCAGGATTATAGCCTCGTTCTTGTATTTGTTTTGCTAATTGAATTTGTTCAGGTCTTACAGTAGGATCAAAAGGTTCGGGTGCTTCAGGTTTTATTATAGGTTTTGGAGTTTTTAGAGGCACCATTAGATCATCACCAAGAGCTTGTGCGCCTAGTGTCTGATTCCTTTTTTTTCTTTCCAACTCTTGTGAAAATTCAGCAAACGAGTCAGTAGTAAATTTTTCAGTTGCCATTAGTAATACAAGAACCTTGTTCTAGGTCTATATCTATTTAGTTGACTAGACTCTCTGCCTAGTTGCGCAAACCTTTCAGTAAAAGGAAATTGCTGTAAAAAGTCAGTAAATGTAAAATCTTGAATTGGTTCACCTTGTATTATGTTTTCTCCAAGTTGACCATAAAATTCTGACATAGCATCTTGATAAATGTTTTCAGCTTGTCTCCTTCTAGCAGAAGTATCTCTAAAGTCTGGTGAAGATCTTAGCGTTCCAAAAAACGCTGCTCTTGGTTCTTCTTCTAAAAAATTTTGAAATATGTCATCTAATGCCATTATATGCCAAACCTCTTTCCTACAAAGTCTAGGAAGTTTTCTGCTCTTCCAGTTCTTGCTGTTTGTTCTTCATAATCTGCTACTAACTCAGCTTGACTAGGAAGTCTTCTTGCTACAGCAGATGCAACAAGTGGACTTCTGTATCTGCTAAACAAAGCCTGTTGTGCTAAATTATAAGCGTTATTTATATTAACTGCTGAACCAGAACCTATTTCAGGTTGATAAAGAAGATTTTCACCTTCTTGATCTGTAAATGTTGCCAACTCATCTACATCTAAACCTCTTAAAGTTTGAAAAGTATCATTAAAAATATTTCTTGTTACTGAACCCAAACCTCTACCTTGTCCACCAAAAGTTGTTTGTCCACCAGTAGTAGTTGAACCTGCAGGACCAGCTCGTTCAGCCAACTGTGATAAGAAGTTTGCAAATTCAGTTTGTCCTCCTTGCCCACCTACTCCAGAAAAATCAAAATCTAAAAGAGTTTGAGGGATTGCTTGTTCTGGTCGTAGTTGATTTCTATTTATTAAAGATGGATCTCCAGGAACTAAATTTCTTTCTCTCTCTTGTGCTATATCCCTCAAACCTGGAAGCAAACTTGCTAATGTACTAGCTCTACCATAAGTTTGCCTAATAGGACTACGCAAAGTTCTAAATACATCTTCTCCATAATAAGGTTCTGCAAACCTTCTAAATTCAGTATATGGAGATAAAGGACCTTCTGGTAACTGTGGTTGATTTCCAGGAACAGATGCTTGATATGCTTCGTTATATCTACGTAAAGCATCTACTACTGCAGCATCATTATTATCACCATTACTATCAAAATCAAAATCTTCTTCTATCTTATCAAAATCAACATCACTTACAACATCTTGTTGACGTGGATCTGTTCCAAAATAAGTTGGTCCTTGAAACAATTCAGGTGTTAGTCCAGGCATTGCCATAGTAGATTCAAATGTACCACCACCAGGCATTGCTGTTCCTGCTAAATCACCTTCAACAAAATCTTGAAATGATAAACCCTCTGGCTGAACTTCTACTTGGTCGTCTCTTTGTGTTGCATCAAATCTTGCTTTAGTAGTTTCACGAACACCACCTACTGTAGCACCACTTGGTGTATCAGGTGAAGCAGATACTTTGCTTCTAGCCTGAGAAGGATTGTCAGCTTCAACTATTTGAGAAGAAGGAATTCCATCTCTTGTTGTAACAGTAACTTCATAATATGGCATTTTTATCTATTCTCCATTGGATTAACTCTTGGTCCTGGTCCTCCTGGTGTACCTGGTGGAGCTTGTCGAGGATCGCCTGTTCTTCTAAAGCCTTGCATTTGTGATGATATCACACTTCCATTAACATTTGGAGGTCCCTGTCTACCTTGTTGGGGTTGTTGTTGAGGCTGTTGAGCCTGTTGAGCTTGCATCCCAGCAGCCATAAGTAACTGTTGGAATTGCAAATCTTGAGATGCTTCTTGCTGTTTATCTTGTTTTACAGTTTTACGTAACAAATCAATATAAATTAAGGCTTTATCTTGTTCTCCAGTTTGCATCAAACCTTCAATCAAAGTTAATAACAAAGCCTTTGGTTCTGTTACATGAGCCTGTTGTGCAGATATAGCATTCTTGAATTGATCTACATCATTTATCTGCATAATATTTTCCCATATCCACTCGTCTGGTGCTAGAGGTGATGGTCCATCTCTCATCATCTGTGCCATAGTTACAAGTTGTGGTTCATCTTGTGGCATACGTACACCAAACTTAATATCAATAGCACCTGCACCTTCAATATCACCTGACTTAATTTCTTCATTGAAATAACTAGCAATATCGTTATGTCTACCTCTTACTGAAATTGCTTCAAATCCACCACGTTCGTATTGCATTGTTATGATTTCAGTTATCTGTTTGTAACAAGAAGTAATACCTTTTACTCTTGGTTCAATCTGATGAGCAGAACCTTCTTGCAAAACTTTTGCAGCAAATCCTGAAATAGCAAATGGCAGTTCTCCATAACTTACGTTACTCAAACCACCACGTTGGATTTCTCCTGAAATCATACCTACAAATGCTGCAGT